ATCAGTGTTATCTGTGATCTTACTGTAGGAATCCCTAGAGGATCCTGTATTTACCGGAGAGGATCCTTGATTATTCCACAAGGTATCCCCAACCCTAAGAGTAACCTCCTCAAACCCAGGTATATTCATACTTAAGAAGTTACCCAGGAAAACTTGCAGATCCCCAGTACTGATACCAGGGCCACCAATGGTGTTAGTGGCCTCGGACCCATTGTCGTTTAGTAATGACATAGTTAATTTCGGCAAGATTTTAGGCTCCCCACCTCGTAGTTCTTGTAAAGTGCGTATAGAAAGAGTCCATGACCTTCTCCAGGTGTCTCTCATTGGAAACTTTGGGTACATGGTCCCCTACCCTGGACCCCTTGGTACCCTTGTAGCTTAGTGTAACCTCAGACACCTAGAAACCCTCCTCACCGTAGCCATCCTCGTAAGGAACGTGTTCAATCACGTTGATTGCTTCTAGGGTTACCTTAGACTTACCATGTTTAGACCAGATGTTTAACTTGACCTTAGCCCGAGTACCATTTCCCAATAGACCCATCTCAGAAAAGTCCCACTCCTGTAGTTCACCATCGTCGCCCTCGTAAATTACCCTAGGTGGCCCCACAACAACTCCCATATCCCCTGTTTCCTTATTCTTAAAATTGGGGTTCAAGTGTCCTCGGCGGGCCTTAAAGTGCCAACCTTCGCCACCATCTTCTGATCGGTCCACAAGGTTGTTGCTGTGTAAACCTTTGTGGGGCAATCCCATGGAAATCATCTGCTCCTTTACCGCCTCGGAGACCACGATATTAGCACAATAGTTACCTTCCACTGCTTTAATCTTATTATCCAGATCAGACCCGTCTCCTGGACCCATGTCTCGATCCTCTGGCCGTACCTTGGCATACTCTAGCTCACAAGGTACATAGATGTTGCTTCCGTTTTTAGTTACTTGCATGATTTCTTCCTTATGTTATTTAACCTAGTGGATATCCGCGTAGGTTTTTCCGAATTTGTAGTCTATACCCAAGTCTATGTTGAGACTTAGGATTTCGTTAGTGGATCTAATAGAGTCCTCCAGGACACCACTAGCCCAGTCTTGTTTACCCTCGTCAACCAGAGCGATAATCTCGTCATGAAACTGCCCAATGATGGGTAACCCTCGGGACCTACACTCTTTCACAAAAGTGTCGAAGCAGAACACCCCAGTACCTTGGTTGACAGTAGAAAATTTATCCTTTACATTCCTTAGTTTGTAATAAAAGCCACTCAAAGGGTTAAGTAGCCAACCGTTCTTAACTCTCAGGGAATTAGCTACCTTGATAATCGAGTGGTTACGATCCCAAAAACCATCCAACATCCTCTGTGCCTCAGCTATAGTACAACCAACGCCCCTACTAAGGGACTCTGCCTTAATACCATACGTAGCACTGTAGTTTGTTACCTTCCAACCTTTACGCAGTTTACTAAGATCCTTAACACCAGTTTGGTGGTCCTCATAGTCTTGCTGGGTTATAGCTCCGCAGAACCTCGCTAGGTCTAAGTGGGGATCAAAATCAGGGTCTGACCTCAGCCTCACGTACTCTGGATCAAAAGGTTGTTGGTAGTGCCTACCCGTGGTGTCTTCCAGGGACACCATATCACAACCCAATAGTATCTTACCCTCTGGAGCCATTAGAAGACCCCTGATTTCTTTGCCCCATTCCTTGTCAACCCCTGGTAAGTTTACTAGGGGCTTAACATGCTTAAATCTCAGGGTATTGGTATAACCTTGTGAGGAAGCTTGAACATAACCATTGCTGTCTACCTTATCTAGTAAACCACTAACAACCTGTGATCTGTGTGTTAATACCGTGTAACCACCCAAATGCTCTAACTCGGGGTAACTCTCCATGAGTTTCTCCACGGACTCACAAAGTTCACCGTCTACACGAACTTGAGGTATCGCAGTAACTTCCCCCTGCGTGTTCCTACTGTATTTGAAACTAGTAGGACTCCACCCAAGATTAAACAACCACCCCTTAATTTGGTTATGGCTATCGGGGTTTGGCTCTAAGTAATCCTCGACGACCTTGAAACCCCGAGAGTCTGGGTGTTTCCTATGTTCCTTACAAGTGTCTAACCACTTCAACCAATTAGACGAGGGGGAGCCATCTGCTTTCTTCCTGACCTTTGGGGGCTTCTTATCCTTTGTCACAGGTACCTTGGGCATAACCCTTTTTAACGCTAGGTACTTAGTAGATTTCAACCTTAGTAACTTCTCATAAAGATTCTCAGCCTCTATTACATTGAGTTTCCACCCTAGCTCCTCCTGCTCTCTTAGGCAATCCTCTTTGAAACTTAGGTAATTTATGAAATCAAGAGATTTACTGGATAACCCCTTGAGTAAACCTTCAGCATACATACAAACCCCCGAGTTTCTTTTTTATCTCTCTCCACAACAAGAGATTGATCTTTACGTCTTCCTCACAACGGTGTGCAGCCTCTGCCTTCGTAATGTTAATCCAGTCGTCAACAGGTGGCTTGGGTACACCAAAGTGTTCTCCCCAATCCCCAAGACCGTGTTTCTTACGTTCTGGGAACAACACCCTAGATAGGGGGAGAGTGTCTACCAAACCTTCCATACGGTTTACCCCCAGGATCTTATTAACCACGGGTAAGTCATATCTAATAATGTTATGACCTAGTAATACTTTGCAATATGTAAGGAAGTGCTTCATATCACTGTAGTCATACAAGGACTCGGGTTTATCCATACCCGCCGTCTGGTAGCTTAGGACATGTATGGTAGTGACTTCGTGTAGGAAACCATCTGTTTCAATGTCAAATACTGCTGGTTGCATCATAGCCCATTGTCCTTTATCATCTTCGCTGTGTTGGGACATTTAGTGTCCTTCCTGTTGTGGTGTGATTTCCACTTTAACCCCTATATTTCCTTTAGTACAAACTTGTCCATGTCAAACCTCAGTTGTCCAGCATATCCCTCGTCTCCACAAGGTCTATTCTTCTGCACCACGAGGTTTGTAGTATTTCTAACTTCCATATCGTCAGAGCCTTTGTCCCTCTCTAGGTTAATCATAACCGATGCCCGCTGCCCAATCATTTTACAGTATTTGGGGTCACCATTCTCATTAGTATGGGCAATAGTGATGATACCAACGTCTAATTCAGCCGCTAACTTTGACAATCGGATGGATAAGTCCGCCAGCAGAGACTCCTTAGACTCATCCGAAGAACCTACAACTACATCTTGGATAGGTTCGAAGAATACAAATCGACAATCACAAGCTTCCGCAAAGAACCTTATCTGGTCACACAATTGGTTGATACCATCACCATCTCCTAGGAAGAACTGGTAGAAGTTCTCATCCTTTGTTAGGCTTACTATAGCATCCTGTACTTCCTGTGTCAACCCCTTTTGTTCAATTAAATCCATACGTGTTACGTTATCATCCAATTCATAAGAGGCTAACCCGAGTAGTGACCGTAGTTTCACCTCCTCAAGGTGCCAAGCTGCAATCTTAACCCCTTGTTTTAAGAGATTGTACTCTAGTAATCTCATGACCTCAGTTTTACCGATTCCAGTCTCTGCCTTGATCACAGTAAAGTGTCCTTGCATTAAACCTAGTATTTTATCATCTAAGGCAGTTATGCCAGTTGGTACAAAGGTATGGTCTGGTGTATTGTGGTACATCTCCAAGAAATCATCCGAGGAGTTCATGACATTATTTGGGGTATATTTACGGGCACCCCACCAGGAGGCATAAAAGGAGGGTCCTTCCTTATTCACCAAGAACTCATTAGCATCCTTGTAGACACCATGGTCAATCCTCTTGACTTTACCAGGAAACAGTCTTGCTATCTTATCCGCCAGCGCATTACCTGCGTCATCATCGTCAACACTTAAGATAATCTCCTCGAAGGAGTCTATCCAGTCCCGATTGTGTTCCCATAGTTTGGCATGTGGAGTAGCCCCTGGCAATCCGATAACGGGGTTAGTATACCTAGAACTACCCTGGGATTTCAACATCTGGTAAGCAGATGCAGCGTCTAGTTCACCCTCAGTAATTGTAAGTCTCCTGCCATCACCTGCTGTGAACTTATCAATACCAAAGATTTCCTTAGGGCTAAGACCCTCAGCGAAGAACTTCTTGTTCTCCAAGTTTCTTACCTTTACCCCACCACTGGGATATGGGTACCTGTGAGTGTCATCCCTAGTGAGGATACCGTAGAACTCCATAGTGTCCCTACTTACCCCCCTGTGGGCTTTAAAATGGTCCCCTTCGATCTTCTCGTGGGACTTAACTACACTATTAACTGGGTATTCCTTAGTTGCCCACTCGTAAGTCTCCTCTTTACTGGGGTAACCTCGGTCACACGACTTACAATGTCCGGTTTTCTTAACCAGGTTGTAGCTAAATGCATCACTAGATGCACAAGACACAAAAGGGCATGGCTGGTGGTTAATCTCATTTTCTGACATAGGTTTCCCTCGGGGTTTAATTTGTTCTAACTACACTACCAATAAACTTAGGTATTGTCAAGACTTATTCCTTGGTACTTGGTAACTTAGGTTATCCCCAGGAATTTAACCTAAAGAGTATACTTATAAGGTTTATAACTTTAGTATAACCTAAGTTATTCCTAAGGTGTTTATAATACCTATAGGAACTAATTTCAGGATTTTATGCAAAGTTTATTTGTTGGCTCCCAAGGTATTCTTGATCAATATCAGGCTATCCTTGAGTACCCTAGATACAAAATACTGAGTCTTATCAAGTACTTGTGCTATTTCCTTCTGGGTATACTTGTCATAATAGTACATCTTAGTTACCCTAGAGTTTAACCAAGGTAGTGACTTATTTATCACACTATTTAGGCTTAACGAAGTCTCCTTGTCCAAACCAGAGGTCTCTCCCACTAGGTTATCATCTAAGGTCTCACTAGTGGATTCTAGTGCTCTCACAATGTCATTCTCGAAGTCTTCCTGTTTTTGTCTGTGGGGATTCCTAGCAGCCTTACGGGTCTCTGCTGTCACAGGTATAGACAAGATGTTAGTCTTGATATTTAGGTGGTCGTGCATACGTTTTTTGGCCTCCTGCTTGAGACTCTTGGGATCCTTCATACCCTTGCTAACCGCTTCATAGATAGCTAGTATACCCACAGACACTAAGTCATCGTGATGTGACTTTGACTTAAACCTGTGGGCGATTCCCTTGCAAACACTCATGACTTCATTAGGATTGGTGTAGTCCATATCTTATTCCTTTGTTATTACCTAGTAAAACACCAGGATTTCTCTTGTCTGATAGCCGTTCTGGCTTTGTCTGGTAGGGTAGGTACCCAAATGTTAAATCCCTCTGTACGGCTCTTATTTCCCTTTGTAGGCCATATTCCCCTGATGGGGTCTTATATTCCTACGGTGGGGTCAAAGGTCAATACTGTTGTATAAATGTCACACTATTGCATTTAGGTCACACTATTGCATTTAGGTCAATACTGTTGTATAAATGTCACAGTAATCTGCCATACGACCCATTAGTGTACCAGAGTGGTAACTTTATGTAAATAAATAAGGTTATAAAATA